TATGAATACAAAATTCTCAAAATTTTCTTTCAAAACTTCTTGACTGTTTTCTATATGTAGATATACGATATATACATACAAACAAACACACAGGAGCCTCCGCCATGAATACCGCAGTAATCGCCAACCACCTGAATATCGAAACCCACATGATTGTCCGTATCGAGCGGTGGAAAACCGTTTTATTCGTCGTGATACGGGGAGTGGGGGCGCGCTTCGTGTCGTACAAAATCCTCCCTAACAAAAGCGCCGACACTGAGAAAACGCTAATCAAAAAAATGATTGCCATTGGTGGTAACCGCTGGCAAGCACACGGACGAGACCGTGTGTATTTTGACTCCCAATTGATTGCCAAAGTTTTAGAGTTGAGTAACTCCAAAACTCGTCAGATTGGTAGTTGTAAATTCTACTACGATGTCACTAGTGGCGAATTTAACCAGCTATACGCCGTCATCACCCATGGCGTGCATGACCGCACCATTGGTGGTAACATCCACTGGGTGGTAGCAATCCAAGAATTGCTGGCAGTGACAGAGGTTGAGTAATAAAATACTGCGGAGGTGACTAACGCAGTTATGCAGATTGTAGTATGCTAAAATGTCAATGTGGCGCAAACGCCTCCTGATGACACAGGAGGAGTCGCATATCTGCCACAGTCAACCGTAGTATGGATTGGTTAACTATGTCTAATATTATCAAATTTAACGACCTTCAGAACATTGGGATTCGAGTTACTGATGATAGTCGGTATAGTGTTTTTGATGTAATTGCCTTTTGTGGCAAGAAAAACCCGCGTCAGACATGGGAGAGTTTTCAGTCGCGGTTTCCAGAAATTGCAGCCAAGGCGATAAACTATAAATTTCCAGGGAAAGGACAACGTGAAACACCAGTCGCATCTTATGACATAATCCTTGAGATATTAGCTGTTATAGGAAAAGCACCAGGACAATCTATAGTCACGTCAGATAAATTTTATCCACGCACAGAAGACCAGATTATACTAGTCTTGCAAGAGGCTTTTATAGATTGTCAACCAATTAAACAGTTCTATTGTTTTGGATATAAAATTGATTTATATCTAGCAAAATGTCGCATTGCTATTGAGTGCGATGAATATAGGCATAAGCAATACGATACAACTCTAGAACTTAATAGAGAGAAGTGTATTAAATCAGCATTAGGTTGTTCTTTTGTAAGGTTTGACCCATATGCAATTGATTTTAATCTCGGTGTCGTTGTGAAAAAGATTCGAGACATGTTATATTGACAATGGTTCATCTGTAGCACAGGCGGATGACCTTTACCCCTCCGTCACGTTGTAGTTGTAGCAAGGTGCACTAACTACAACGTGATAGAACAATTCTGAACACACACAGGAGATGACATGACATGACAGAGATATTTGACGAACCCACGGCTATTGTACCCGTTGAACCACAACCAGCCGCAGTATTCAACCCAGTATCAGGTACCACAGCGTTTGACCTAGCCCAGCGCATGAGTAAAGCGTTGGCTAGTTCTGACCTAGTACCAGACGCATTTCGTGGTAATGTTGCCAACTGCTTGATAGCGTTGGAGATTTCTACCAGGTTAAATATGGCACCATTGATGGTAATGCAAAACCTGCATATCATCCACGGCAGACCGAGTTGGAGTAGCCAGTTTATAATTGCTGCCATCAACTCCAGTCGGAGGTTCACTACACTCAAATTTGAGTTTAACAAAGAAAGAAACTCCTGCACTGCATACGCAACGGAGCGAGCTACTGGCGAGGTGATACGTGGTGCGACCGTGACATTGGAGATGGCAACCGTTGAGGGATGGTCTACTAAAAAAGGTAGCAAGTGGGCGAGTATGCCAGAGTTGATGTTACAATATCGTGCAGCCGCATTTTTCGGGCGCGTGTATTGTCCAGAAATTCTAAACGGTCTGTATTCTGAACAGGAGGCGATGGACATTGCCACGACCAACGCACAGGACTAAACAAGAAGAACTCCAGCAAATGCTCGATGAACGCATCGAGGATGATGATGTTGTTGTCGAATTTCGTCGGTTTGTTGGATGGTTTGCTGTATTCTGTGAAGCACGTCATTTAGGTGACAATGGCGAATTCCTCGGCAAAAATGTTACCGAGGCGAAACGTACCATTCGTACACTGTTCCCGCTATAGTCTGTACGCATTGTCATTATGTGCAGAAAAAATTTTCTGAAAATAGTTGACAATGCGTGCACATAGAGCTACTATATTTATATAGACAGATAAGCGCAGTGAGCGCAAAGGAGCCGACAATGACGATAGCACAAAAATTCACTCAAGTACTCGCCCAGTGGGTACAGGTAAGTTTAGAGCTCAACGGTACTCCAGATGGATGGGTACCAATCACCTCCCTAGACCTCACATCTGAGGAGCTTGAGCAGGGGCTAATCTACATCCTAGAGGTCGAGAACGACCAAGTTCAATTCATAGAAACTGACATCCTCAACATCTACCGCTGGTATAGTTAACCGAAGACCCCACCACCAGGTGGGGTTTTTAGTATTCACCTCCGATGTGCTACTCTGTAAACATTGGAGGTTTTTTAATATGAATTTATCAGAGTACGCAGACCATCGTGGATGTACACGGCAGTCTGTCAAAAAAGCAATAGACGAAAATAGAATTACTGCTACACAGAAAAATGGTAGATGGGAGATTGACCCAACCGTAGCGGATGAGGAGTGGAATCGTTCTACCAATCCACGTTATTTTGAGCAGCAAGGCGCATTACCAGCTAATGCTACTGAATACCCTAGCATTAACGATAGTCGTGCGAAACACGAATATTTTAAGGCGCTGCTTGCAGAATTAGCATACCAGACCCAGCGTCAACAATTAGTATCAGCTGATGAAGTAGGACGGGAGCAAGCAAAAATCGCACGTACTGTTAGAGAATTAATTTTAGGCATACCAGACCGCATATCACATCTAATTGCTGCAGAGTCAGATCCTACTGTTATTCATGCGTTGTTAACTGCTGAACTAACAAACGCATTGCGGGAGGTATCCGGTGCAATCCGTCAGTAACATATTCGCTGATTTTCTTGAGCCAGAGCGTGAGATAACAGTTAGCGAATGGGCTGACCAGTATCGTTATTTGAGCAGTAAGAGCAGTGCTGAACCAGGGCTTTGGCGTACCGAACGCACGCCATACCTACGTGAAATCATGGATGAACTATCGCCACGTAGTAGTACCCAGCGTGTCGTATTTATGGCTGGCGCACAGGTTGGTAAAACGGAGGCTGGTAACAACTGGCTTGGTGCAATTATTGACCAATTCCCAGGACCGGTTTTAGCGATACAGCCAACCGTTGACATTGCTATGCGATTCAGTAAACAACGAATTGCCACACTAATTGAGGAGTCTCCACGGCTGCGAGATAAAGTTAGACCACCACGGTCACGGGATAGCGGTAACACGTTGTTTAGCAAAGAATTTCCTGGTGGCGTATTGATGATTACTGGTAGCAATAGTGCGGCTGGGCTACGGTCAATGCCTATCAAATATTTATTTGCAGATGAAGTTGACGCTTATCCGTATGACGTAGAAGGCGAAGGTGATCCACTATCGCTCGCAGAACGTAGGACAATTACATTTGCTAGGCGTAAATTGTTTATATGTAGTACACCAACGCTTAAGAATCAGTCACGTATAGAACGTGAATTTCTCCAGACTGACCAACGCCGGTTCTATGTACCATGCCCACATTGCGGCGGTACGCAGTATTTACAATGGCAATATCTAATCTGGGAGAATCGTGATCCATCTACTGCTAAGTACAAATGTGAACATTGCAACGCATTGATTGAGGAGCGATACAAAACGCAGATGTTATCAGCAGGTAGGTGGTTACCAACGGCACATGCCATGAGTCCAACAGTTGTTGGATTTCACCTAAATTCGTTGTACTCACCACTTGGTTGGAAATCGTGGGCTGATATAGTAGCTGAATTTTTGCAAGTCAAAACGGATGCGCCTTCGCTTAAAACATGGGTTAATACAATCCTTGGTGAAACATTTGAGGAGGACTATGTTGCCAAATTAGGAGCAACTGGACTGGCAGAACGTGCTGAATTTTATGATCCTGATATTGTGCCGGATGGTGCTGTAATCGTTACTGTTGGCGTTGACGTACAGGATAATCGGTTAGCAATTTTGTTTGTTGCATGGGGTGATGGTGAACAGGCATGGGTACTAAACCACATGGAGATATACGGCGACCCTAGTTCACCATTGTTGTGGAAACAACTAGATGATACTGTGTTAGCACCATTAACTTGGCATAATGGATACAAACGTGCTCCAGATGTTATTGCTATAGATAGCGGTGGACACTTCACACACGAAGCGTATCAGTACGCGAGAGAGCGTAAAATGCAAAACGTTATTGCAGTTAAAGGCTTGAGCGTACGAAACCGCCCGCCAATAGGCAAGGGTAGCAAATGTGACGTTAATATCCGTGGACAGGTTTTGAAACGTGGCGGCGTTGTATATCCTGTCGGTACTGACACAATCAAATCCACTCTGTACGGTAGGTTGACTCATAACACACCAGGAGCAGGATACATACATTTCAATACTAAACTTACTCCCGAATTTTATCAACAGCTAACATCAGAGAAAAAACAAATACGCTATGTGAAGGGCTATCCAGTTTACGAATGGACAAAGTCGGCTAGTATCCGAAATGAAGCGTTGGACTGTTTGGTGTATGCTTATGCTGCATTGCAATTGCTTTATCAAAAATATAACAAACGAACAATATATGATCAGTTTCAAAAGATGTGTGCTATAGTACCAGTGGGAGCAGCTAAGACGGAGGCTGTTACGCGTCGGGTTCGTAAACCCGCTATACCTACTAATCCGTTTGTGAGTAACTGGTGAAAATTCCATCGACACTAATATCGGGTGACAGCGTTGTATGGCGAGACGATCCAACTGTTGACAGTCTCGGCAATGCTGTCACTTCGGCTACGCATACCTTAACGTACGCATTACGTGGGGCAACCGTTCTTACTGTAACTGGTGTTGCCTATAACGGTGGCTGGGAGACACAGATAACAGCTGCACAGTCAGGACAACTAACAGCGTCAGAATATGGCTGGCAGGCATACGCCACGGCTGGCATAGAGCGGTTGACAATTGGCGTTGGTAAGTTATTAATATTACCTAACCTATCTACGCAAACAGCACCGTATGAAGCTCGTTCACAAACAAAAATTGACTTAGATGCTGTTGAGGCTGCAATACGAGCAATGATTAGTAATAATGCAGTACAGGAGTATAGTATTGGTAATAGGTCAATTAAAAAAATGACGCTTACTGATTTAACAACGCTGCGTAGTGAATTGCGTTATCAGTTAGCAATCGAACGACGTACTGAATTAATAGCTAACGGTCAGGGCGATCCACACAGTTTGTTTGTGAGGTTTTAGATGGCATGGCACTCCTGGATAACACGACGATTTAGTAGGCGGCAGCAACGTCGGTATGCGGGCGCATCAATACAACGCACCACGTCATCATGGATAACATCTGGTACTAATGCAGATTCTGAAATACGCTCTAGCGTACAGGCACTACGCAATCGTGCTCGTCAATTGTGCAGGGATTCTGACTATGCACGGCAAGCGTTACGCACAATAAGCAACAATGTAGTTGGAACTGGTATACAGTTTCAGTCACAAGTGCGTATGGCTCGTGGTGCGGGTAGGCTTGATCAACGGATAAACGATACTATAGAAGCAGCTTGGCATGAATGGTGTTCTGGCGAAAACTGCGATGTTGGTGGTCGGTTAAGCTTTCATGATATAGAACGTCTTGTTATTCGGTCATGTGCTGAATCAGGAGAGGTAATCATTAGGTTGGTAATCCAACAATTTGGATACAGTAAGGTACCGTTAGGACTAGAAATAATTGAAGCAGATGTTTTAGTTGACGACTATAACGGTACCGCTGCCAATGGTAATGAAATTAGAATGGGTATTGAATTAGACCGTTGGAGGAGACCAACTGCGTATTATTTTTATAGCGATTTCAAACATCCTGGAGACTTCTTATTTAACACAGCTACATCTTCGTCACGATACATACGCATACCGGCTAACGAAATTATCCATCTTTATATAGTTGACAGACCTGGACAAAGCCGTGGCGTTACCTGGTTTGCATCAGCAATTGAACGACTGCATCATTTGGATGGATATGAAAAAGCTGAAGTTATCAATGCTAGAGCAACTGCAAGTTTGATGGGATTTATACAGTCTCCTGAGGGCGAGCTTGTTGGTGATGATGTATACGAAGGCGAGCGTGTTACTACATTTGAGCCAGGTGTATTCAAATATTTGGCACCTGGAGAATCTGTTACTGTACCACCAATAAATAAAGACCGCAATGCTTCTAGCTTTAGTGATTTCTTGCGGACAATGCTACGAGCGGTTGCTGCCGGTATTGGTTGTAGCTATGAAGGCATTAGTGCTGATTATAGCCAGTCAAACTATAGTTCATCACGATTAGCATTATTAAATGAACGTGACACATGGCGGCAATTGCAGTCATGGATGATTGATAATTTTAACAAACGAATTTATTATAGATGGCTTGACCTTGCTGTTATGTCTGGAGTATTGCCATTATCACGGTATGAACTAGATCCAAATTTTTATCGAGCATGTCGATTTATCCCACGTTCATGGTCATGGGTTGATCCACAAAAAGAAATCGTTGCACTAAAAGAAGCGGAGCGTGCCGGCTATACTACTAAGTCCCAGATCATTGCTGAAGCTGGTGGCGACTTACATGAAATTTTGCACCAACGACAACTAGAACTACAGTTAGCATCTGAACTTGGTCTAGCATTTGACACTGATGTGCCAGAGCCGCAGGCACCACAAACACAACCTGCTACACAGCCAAGACCACAGACTGCTATTGTATTTGATGAAGAAGATGAAGAAGATGATATAGAAGATGATATAGAGGATGATGACATTGAAGAAGATGACGAGCTTCGGTATTTTGTACGAGTACCAGAAAAATATGAACATATAAATTTCAGGGCACCAAACGGCGCACGAGCTGAAGCAGCTCGTGGGCTAGAATGGCGTTCTGAATTTGGTAGAGGTGGTACTGCCGTTGGCGTTGCTCGTGCTCGTGATATAAAAAATGGTGTTGAACTATCAGTTGATACAATTGGTAGAATGAATAGTTATTTTGCACGGCACGAAGTTGACAAGCAGGCAACCGGTTTTCGTCCTGGCGAAGATGGCTATCCATCTAACGGTCGTATAGCGTGGGCACTGTGGGGCGGCGATGCTGGTCAACGCTGGGCAAAACGTGTCGCACGTCAAATTGAAGTTGCTGATCAAGAGGAGGAGTAAATGCAAAGATTGTTAACACGGGTAGAACCACAGGAGAACGATGACCTATTACGGTTTTCGTTTTCTTCTGAATATCCAGTTGACCGAATGCAGGGCGACGAAGTGTTGGATCATACGCCTGGCGCTGTTCGTCTGGACAGGCTAAACGAAGGAGCGCCAGTGCTTTGGAACCACAATGCTGACCAATTGGTTGGTGTTGTCGAACGTGCATATCTAGTTAATAAACGTGGTTATGCCGAAGCCCGTTACAGTAGTTCGGATTTTGCTCAACAGATAAAGCGAGACGTTGAAGCTGGCATTATTCGTAATGTTAGCGTTGGCTATCGTATACTCAGAATGGGCGATCATAAAAAAGGCGAGACAGAGTATCGTGTTGCCGAATGGGAACCATACGAAGTTTCGTTAGTTTCAATTCCTGCTGATCCAACAGTAGGCGTTGGACGTACCAACCAAATCCAACAGGAGGAGAAAATGACTGAACCAACCTTATTTGCTGCTGCAGCTGATGACGAAAAAATACGTCAGGAGCGTAATGCAGCAGTTAATGCTGAACGTGACCGTGTGCGTACAATTAATGCGTATGCTGCACAATTTAACAAGCCGCAACTCGGTGAAACCTTGATTACATCTGGTAAATCAATTGACGAAGCACGTGCCATTTTTCTAGATGAGATTGCCAAAACTCAACAGCCAATTAACCGTGGTTCTGGTGACGTTGATATGGACAAAACCGAACAACGTCGTTATTCATTAATGAAGGCAATCAGGGCTTCTGCTACCGGTAAATGGGATGAAGCGGGACTTGAACGTGAGGTAAGCCTAGCTTTAGAAAAGAAACTGGGCAAGCCCACTCAAGGTTTTTATCTTCCACATAATTTGATGGTAGAAACACGGGCTACCTATGCGGTTGGTTCAGCATCTACTGGTGGTGCATTGGTTGATACCAGTATTGTTCCTGAGTCATTTATTGAAATCCTACGCAACAATGCAGTAATTGCACAGCTTGGTCCTACTGTGTTAACTGGATTAGTTGGTAACCTAAACGTACCACGTCAGGCTACTGCTGCAACTGCCTACTGGGTAGCTGAAGCGGCGGCACCAACACAGACCGAAGCAACCTTTGATTATATGTCGCTTAATCCAAAACAGGTGGCTGCACGTTCTAAAATATCACGGCTAATGCTGCAACAAGCAACGCCAGATATTGAGCAAATTGTACGGAACGACTTAAACGCAGTTTTGGCATTGGCAATTGATAAGGCGGCGATTTACGGTACTGGTTCTAGTAATGAACCACAGGGTATTCTAAATACTCCTGGTGTTCCAACTAACGTTACCACTTCTACCAACTTCGATTGTTTTATTGACTTGGAGAAAGAGGTCGATACAGACAATGCGTTGCTTGGTAATTTGTACTATCTGACCACTCCACAAGCAGTTGCCAAGCTCAAAAAGCTTAAGGAGAGTAGTTCAAGCAGTATGCCATTGTGGTCAAATAATCTACTCGATACCACCAGGTTACCAAATCCACGGGCAGAGATGATTATCAACGGTTATCCAATGTTGCGTACATTGCAAATGCCAAGAAACGGACAATGGTTGACTTCCTCAAACCAATCCTCCATTCTGTTTGGTAATTTTAACGACGTAGTAATGGCAATGTGGGGTGGTTTAGAAATTGTTGCCAATTCCCTTGGCGATGGGTTTAATTCTGGTTCTGTTGATGTACGTGCTATTCAAACAATTGATATTGGCGTACGTCGTACAGAATCGTTTGCTGCTGTGCGTGATTTTGCTGAAACATAGGAGGACAACAACATGACCTTACACAATCTTGGTACACAGGTTGGATTAGTTGAAGGCACCACTGCTGGAACAACTGTTGTAGCATTCCCTGCTCAAGTAGTAACTGCTAGTGTTACAAACGCAAATATTATTGATCTCAATAAATTTGAGGGTGATATTTTGTTTATTGTCACAGCAGCATCCTCTACTAGTGGTGTTATAACTATCACACTAAATGAGTCGGATGCTTCAAATATGGCATCAGATTCTGCTGTTAGTGGCGTTTCTGTAGTTAGTACGGCAGGATCAGCGACAAAAGATGTGTTTAGAATTAACTCTAATGAGCGTAAGCGTTACTGCCGTGTAATAGTAACAGAGTCTACTGCTGGATATGATGCAGCTGTAGCGGTTGTTGCAGTCGGCAGCCATAAGTATGGTCTACCAGTACAACCGTAGAGGATACTAATGCCATTCGTCGATGATACCAGTGTTTATCTAAATGATTTTGGTGTTACTGTTATTGCTAACGCTTTGTTTGGCAACCTGCCATTGTTGTCGTTAGTAACTAATGTAGCAACTGGTCAATTTAGTGGCACTGGTATTCTTGATCAGCCAGGCATAATTGAGGAGAACGGCGTTGCAGTAGTTAGCACTGACTATCGGCTAACGTGCGAAGCAACTAAGTTTGGAGCTATTGTTTATAACGATACGCTAACGGTTGCTGGCATAGCATATCGAGTCAGAGATACACGGCTGATTGATGACGGTTCGTTTTGTCAGATAGCACTGAGTAAAACATGAGCACAATACGGGAGCAGATATTAGCACGCATAGCGACCAACCTAACTGGTACGGTTGGTGTTAGTACTCGTATCTATCGCTCACGTGTTGAAGCTCTGGCACGGTCTGAGTCTCCTGCAATTATTGTAGAGTGGACTAAGGACAACTGTGACATGGAGGGATTTCTGCCATATCTAAATTGGTCATTGCTTACTCGTATTGCAGTTGTAACACGTGGTGCAATACCAGACCAATTGGCAGATCCAACTGTTCAGGATATACATTCTAAATTATTAGCGGATATAACATTGAACGGACTGGCGTTTGATATTATCCCAGAGAGTGTTGAGTTTGACGTACTCGACACAGACCAACCCACGGGACTAACTATGTTGTTCTACCGTGTTAGATACCGCACGTCGTTAGGAGATTTA